GAATTCTGAATTGCTTGTGCTCCTGGTCAAACTCAATGTATTCTCCTATAGCTTTAGTAGCATTAAAAGATTTATTTAAACTCTCATTTTTTATTCTAAGTTCTAGGTGATTTTTTAATTCTAATTTTGTTTTATTAAATACATTCTCTTTATTCAGAATTAAATCTCTAAAATTATCATAACATTTAACACATATTTTCCCGTCTTTAATTGAAAACTTCCCTTTTTCTACTTCACAAAGGCAACATGGCTCTTTAGAAAATAGTCCCATACAATAACCCCCTATAGATTTGTAATATACCAATATTATACAATATCTAGAAGGATCTTGTTATTTAATTATTTCCTTTTAGCCTTTTTCTCTTCCTTTTTTTCTTGTTCTATTTTAGTTAATATTGACCCAACTACAACAGCTTTTACGTTTACTTCCAAGTTGTCATAAACATCTGGTAATATATGTAGCTTGTGAAGACAATAATGAGCCATGTTAAACTCAAAATCATCTTCTTTTATTAGTTTTTTACTGTTTCCACCTTATCCTCGAAAGACTTATCGAATCCATTTACTCTAGTTGCTATAGCTGTAACATCAGCATATTCTCCAGGTAGTAGCATTTTTAATAAAAGATCTTCAGCACACATTACTCCGCATAAATCCTGTGCTTCTTTATCATGCAAATTAGGTTCTTTTATAGTAGCAATACACATCTTAACAATATATTTTTCCTGATCTGTTTCCGGTAAATATTGTCCTTTACGACCTGGTACTTGTACAAGTTTAGTACATGATTTTCTTATTTCTGTATCTATACTTGCATCAAGTGCTTCAAATACCCACTCCAAAGCCTTTCCTTCTTTATTCGTTAATCTCTTTGAAATAATATGTCTCTCTGGCTCTGGTTTTATTGAATTCTGATTTAAAAAAGCTATTAAATTACTCATATATTAATCTCCATTCTGTTATTTTTATTTTTTTGCATTAAAAAAGCACCCTTATTTTTATATAAAAGTGCAATTAAAGTGTGTTATTAGATATACTAAATTCCTCTGGCATTTCCCAGTCATCAAATGTAAAGCTAACATCTTCTTCTAGTGGATCTTCCCCAGATACTATTTTAGCTAGAGTCATTCCGTCTAGATTACAGTTCTTTAAAATAACTGTTTGTCTACCACGATTAGTAGATGCATCATCATTAGATACTTGCATATCAAAATAAATGTCTTCTCCTGTTTGTTTATATCTGTACATAAGCTTTCTTAATATTGATTGGTTGTAGTAAATAGTACATTCTCCTGTACCCTTCCATCCAGTCGGTTTATTTAAAGCTCCTGTTCTTCCTAATACAAATACTTCTGTTTTAGATTTTTCCATTTTTGTATCTAGTTCTTTTACACTTGCAAATTGATATCTATTACCTTCTATGGTTGCAAAACACTCGCCTTGTGCTCCGGCTAGAATATCTTCTACCTCAAGTGGCGTCATTGATATAGCCATGTTATCACTCCTTTACTAGTTTATAATTACACTCATATACAATTTAGTCATTGCATTCATTGGTGTAATTTCATCATTTATAACAATTGATTTCTTGTCGTCACCTTTTGCAACTGTTACATTGTCCGTTTTAAAATTCTCTATAGCTTGCATTTTCTCAAGTTCTTGATGATGTTTAACTATTTCATTCCAGAAACTCACTCTACCACTATCATTATTAGGCATTTTACCTAAATACTGAGTATTAAATATTTTAGCTATATCAATAGCTATTTGATCTATAACTCTTACAGTTTGGTTACTTCCAAAATCTTCGTTTTTAACAGTTGTATAAGTTTTGAAAGAGTTTATATCTTCAAGTGTATATACATCACCGTTAGAGTTATGCATCATAAATTTACCTTCAGATAATGCATCAGATAGTTGAGTTTGAGTATAATTTACATCCACTATAAACTCACCATCATATTTACGATTGGTGTTAGACTTATTAATTGGACAACCTGCAGTTATACCAGTAACCCAATAAACAAGAGAAGATTCGATATCGCCTATAACCTTATTTTCGATAGATATTACACCCTCATAGTCAGCATCACTACGCTTGTATACTACTGTTTGGAATTTAGCGCCTATTTCGTCTCTCATTCTTTTAGTGAATGCAATAAATAAATCTTGTATTGTCTTTTCTGTAGATAAACAACCAAGTGTATTGAAAGAATATGATTCAATCTTATCTAAAAACTCTTGGTATTCTGTACCAGTAACACTGTCACCGCTTGTACCACCAGTTAAAGGCATTCCAGCAGTTAACTCCAATGTTGCAGAAGTAATCCAATCAACAAAGTTATTACTTGCTAACTCACTTGTATTAGCTACTGTTTGCAAATCAACTTTCACATTATCAACTAATGTAGATACATCGAATTTTGATTCATCATTCACATTAGTAGTAATTACAATCTTTATATCATTACCTCTAACACCGCTATATTTAGCAGTAGCTATAGTATTTTTAGCCTTCTCACCTTTGTTTAATCTATATAAATAAACTGTTTTTACATTCATAAGCAATTCTCTTAGACCTTTTAAACTCTCATGTTCTAAGTTATATCCAAAGATATTAAAGGATTCTTTCTGTAATGTCTCTGTTTTAACCTCAAATACTTCGCCCTCTTTACCCCAATCTAAGAATACTGGCACTGCTGCAATACCCCTTTCGGATAACATAGAAGGGTTACGACTTGCACTTACAAAGTTTACATATGCGCCAGGTAACTTTTTATCTTGCTTTAAAAATGTTCCTCCACCTAATCCCATTAAATCACCTTCTTATTTTCAAATTTATTTATTAACTCGTCAGTTTCATCAAATGAATATAGCTTATTATCCTGCAATAAAGCATTTAATAAATCTTTTCTATTTGAATACTTCTTAGCATTCACTAGTTGCTCTTTAGTAAATTTTGATATCTTCAACGTATCTATTTTTTCAAGATCTGCTTTTTTAGCCATATTATCACTCCTTTACGTTTTGATATATCTCTAATGCTTCCATATTTTCGTATTGCTCTACTTTTCTTAAAAACACATTATAAATTACAAAGAAATGTAATTTATCATCTACCGTTTCAGCATGCATATTAGATCCACGTTTTAAGTCTCCATTAAGTAATTCAATTACCTCTAACCCCTCAAATAAATCCTCTGTAACGCTATTAATTTCGCTATTTGTCTCATTGCTTTCAGGAAAATACATTACATCAAATAAATACTCTCTAAAGCTTTGTTTGTTTGGATGTGGGGTTTTACTTGGATCTAATGACTTAATAAAAAAGCAAGGCTCTTTAAAGCCCTGCTCTACAGTTTCGGTATATATGTTATAATCATCACCAAACATTTGATTTAACCTTATCGAAATACCATCTATTAATTTATTTATCATTCAAAGCACTTCCTTAAATAAATCATTAACTTTTGTTCTAATATTCTAGGTGCTTGAGCTTCTAACTCTCTTTCGGATATAGTAAGCATAAATCTTCCTTCTACCCAACCTTTGCCACCTCTTTTTCTATGTCCAAAATTAACATAACTCGCATATTCTGTAGGGTTAATTATAGTTATCTCGTACATATTCCCCCTTTTAACTACTGGCAAGGCATATGCAAAGGCTTTAGCGTTCATTCCAGTTCCATGTGTCCACCCTCGCCTTAATGTTCCACCTACTTTACCACTAGAAGCTGGATATTGACCGACTGGTGTACGTCTAATTACTTTACCTAATAATCTTGCTGTTAATTCTCTTGAACACTCTCTACAAAATGCTTCAATATCTTGACTTTGCAATTTCTTTAACTTATCATTAACCCTTTTCAGTTGCTTAAAATCAGCACTTCCCCATTTAGCCATAGTTAACTCCACTTCTCAAATAGCTCTAAAACTATTTCTTGATGATTATGTCTTATAGCTGGTTGACCACTATTTTTAAACGCTAAGGCTTTATTATCTCTAGTAACAACTATTTTAGATCCTGCTTTTATGACTATATCCGGATTTATAGATAACTTTGCAGCTTGACCAATCTTTCCTACACCATCATCAATTGTAGTAGATGTAATAGTTTTGAAAGATAACTTGCAAGGTATATTTTCGTGAACTATATCCCAGTAATGCTTGGTTTGTTTTGTTGTTGGATCTTTGTAAGAGATATACTTATATATATTACAAGTATCAAAGTACATCTTTTCAATAGACCTCCTAGCTTTACTGATATCTACCATCTCAACCTCCTAAAACTAGCAAACTCTCCTTTTCCTGTATCCATAAGGGATCTAACTAGTTTATCAAAACGTTGTTCTGGTGTTTGTCCTGCTTCGACCGCATAAGTAACGCTGGTGTCACCGTCTTGGATTTGTTTTTCTATTAAATCAAAATCATACTCAGTCAATTGTCCACTTTGTTTCTTTGCAAATAAAAATTCCCCACAGATTCTATCAATTTCTACTTGATATAGTCCGTCAGGAATTTCAGTTATACTACATTCATTCTTTATTTTATTTTCTACTTTGTCTATTGTAAAGCCTAAAGCTAAACTATCGGAGTCAAGTAAGGTATACCCAAAGAATGCAAGTCTATTTTTTATATCTTCTTTTAATAAATCTTTTTCTATTTTAATCACTTCTTCTACCTCCTAATGGAGTTTAACCTTTAGATATTATTTGAGCTATTGCTATTGCTTTACGATCTATATATTTAGATGATCCATCACTTACAAGAGTCCAGTTAGCACCATTTGCTAATTCTGCATTGGTAGGTGACAAGCTTGATTGCGCTTTCTTTTCATATGAAATTCCATACGGTGCGAATACTTTTCTTTGTCTAGATATCAATGTATCTTGTCCACCATTTGTATAAGGATCTCTTGACATTTCATAAGGTGTTTTAACTCCTATATTCTCATAATCA